CTAAGGCATAGACCGAAAAAGTAGAACGGCCTTGACCCACCCTATCCCCATGCCCCCAAATGGCTTTTGGAGTCCCTGCGCCCTCGCTACGCTGAGTGTTGGATCCGCCACCACTTCCAAACCCATTTACCCCTGTAATTCTATCCAGTACTTTTAAAAAATTCCCAGCCGCCAGACCCACCCCCCTCGATATAGGAAAGACCCCCCATACGAAAAAATAACACACCTGCGAAAAAATACAGTACACTGCGAACCGTTGATGGGGTAAGGCCACCTGGTATAACAGGGAACTACCAAGGCGCGGGACTTGATTCGTAAGCCTGAAACCCAAGCCGCCATCAACGCCAAAACCAAGGAGTGCGATTCCCTCCATGTACACACCAGTCATAGACTACGACGTCCCGCTGGCGGACTTCTCGCCAACATTCACATCCCTGGAAGAGCGGATTGATGCCGCTTACTCTGCATTGACCATGATGGAAGTTGAAAATGCAGGCGAAATAGACGGCACGGCTAGGGGTGCTGCGCTCAAGGCTTTCACATCAGGCCAGATTGACGACGTCGATCTGACAAACCCGGCAGTTGTGTTCCAGACCAAGACCATCCTGGACGAATACTCTGCAGCCGTTGTGGAGTCCGCCCTGCAGCTGCGCAACCTGGTCACTAATAAGTTAGTTCTCCTTGCAGATAACCGGGATCCGCGTATCCAGCTGCGAGCCCTGGAGCTGATTGGCAAGATTAGTGACGTCGGGCTCTTCACCGACAAGACAGAAATCACAATGCGCCACCGTCCGACTGAGGAGCTGGAGCAGATGCTGCGTGAGCGCCTGACAAAAGTCATCGAAGGCTCAGTATTTGAGCCTGGCACGGCCAACAAAGCGCTGGATATGGACGTTACGGACGTAACGGGCCGCGAATAACCCCCATGCTGCCACAATCCATCGACAAAGCCACCCTAGAACGGGTCATACAGAGCACTTCTAAGGAAGAGGCCGCCGAAATCCTGGCCATGATGGAGGTTTTGGAGGAAAGAAAGCGCGCCAGCCTCTGCCAAAGTGACTTTTTGGCGTTTATTGCAGCCATCGACGTGAACTATAAGTTCGGAACCCACCTAAAACGGCTGGGCGGGCTGCTGATGGACGTGGAACGGGGTATGAAAGAGCGGATTGCCGTCTCTATGGCGCCTCGTATGGGTAAATCCCAGATGATTTCCATCTACTACCCGGCCTGGTACCTGGGTAGACACCCTGACCATAAGGTAATTGTGGCGTCTCACACGGCAGATCTGGCGGTTGTGATGGCTCGTAAGGTGCGAAACCTCATCAATACCCCGGAATACCAAAAGATTTTTCCAAAAACACGGATCGCTGCGGACGCTAAGGCGGCAGCTCAGTGGAACACGACCGCTGGGGGTGAGTATTTCTCAATCGGTGTGGGTGGTGCGTTGGCTGGGCGAGGCGCCCACCTAATCATTGCAGACGACCCGTTGTCAGAACAGGACATCAAGGCGGGGAACACCACATCGCTGGACTCCACATACGAATGGTTCACTGCCGGTCTTCGTACCCGTCTGATGCCCGAGGGGAAAATCTGCGTACTGCATACCCGGTGGCACCAGCGGGATCTGATCGGGCGTCTGTTGAAAGACAGCGCGCAAAACGAAGGCGGGGACATATATGAGCCGTTTGAGTTCCCAGCCATACTGTACGAACATACAGATAACGAGAAGTCTATCTGGCCGGAGCAGTGGTCGCTAGAAAGCCTGCAGCAAACGCGGGCGTCGATGCACCACATCATGTGGCAATGGTATGCGCAGTACCAGCAGAACCCCACGGCTGCCGAAGCCGCCATCATCAAGCGCGATTGGATCAAGTGGTGGACTAAGGATGACCCGCCTAAGGTGCAGTTCATCGTGCAGGCCTACGATACGGCGCTCACAACTAAGCAGCGATCGGACTTCTCGGTGTGCCACACCTGGGGTGTGTGGCTGAGCGAAGATGACGGCAAGACCAACGTGATCCTGCTCAACCGCGTCAAAGGCAAGTACGAGTTCCCCGAGCTCAAGGTCATGGCGCACGAGCAGTACACAGAGTGGGAGCCCGACTCGGTGGTCGTGGAAGCCAAAGCCAGCGGCCAGCCGCTCATTGACGAAATGCGTAGATCGGGTATATTCGTCCAGGACTTCGCTCCGGGTAAAGGTCAGGACAAGATCGCCCGGGTGAACGCAGTGTCAGATATGTTTGCCGCCGGACACGTATGGTTCCCCGAGACTGCTTGGGCTGCTGCTACCGTGGAGGAGATCCTGGCGTTTCCCGCAGGCGAACACGATGACGAGGTGGACGCGATGACGCTGGCACTGATGCGAATCCGCAAAGGCGGCTTGCTTGACCTGTCCACCGACAAGCACGATACAGAACCTTTCTACCCGGCACGACGCCCGGCGTACTATTAAGGATACCAATGGCAACGCAAAAACACATGGGACGTGGAGAGCTGATCGACCGACTGGCCGCTCAGGTGGGCTCCCGCGAACTAGCTGTTGGCATCTTGCAGAAACGTGGTCACCTGTATCCTGGCACTGAGAAGTACACTCCCGAGGGGATGAAACGCAACCAAATGACTGCTGAAGAGCGCGCTATCGACCGCGCAGCTAAGGCCACCGGTGCGAAGAAGTCTGACCTCATCTATAACCCTCATACCAATCGCGCCACGCGCAGGTAAGGAACACCATGGAAAAAAGTCTCTACACCGCCCCTCTGGGCTTAGACAGCATCATCCCCGATGAGTTCGACCAGGGCGCGGACCTTGAGATCGAGATTGAAGATCCGGGGGCTGTACATGTTGAAATGGGCGGCCTAGAGATTGATCTGGAGCCCGGCGGCGCAACCGTAGAGCTGGAATCGTTTGATGCCAACCTCGCTGAGTACATGGACGAGGGCGAGCTTGAGACGGTCGGCTCCGAGATCATGGAGCTGGTTGAGTCTGACATTACGTCGCGCAAAGACTGGGTAGAGATGTATGTGCGCGGCCTTGAAGTGTTGGGGATGCGATATGAAGAGCGTACGGAACCGTGGAACGGGGCGTGTGGTGTCTTCAGTACCCTGTTAACTGAAGCAGCCGTTAGATTCCAGTCCGAAACCATCATCGAGACTTTTCCTGCCGCCGGCCCCGTTAAAACTGAGATTGTGGGTGCGATTGACCGGCTTAAAGAGGAAGCTGCGGAGCGTGTACGCGACGATATGAACTACCAGCTCACCGAGGTGATGACTGAGTATCGCCCCGAGCATGAGCGCATGCTGTTCAACCTAGGCCTGGCAGGCGCAGCGTTTAAGAAGGTCTACTACGACCCGAGCCTGGAGCGCCAGGTAGCTATCTTTGTTCCCGCTGAAGAACTCATCATTCCTTACGGCGCGTCTAACGTTCGCAGTGCAGAGCGCGTGGCGCACCTGATGCGCAAGACAAAAAACGACATCAAGAAACTGCAGGTTGGCGGGTTCTATGTGGACGTGGACCTGGGGGAAGCCCAAACGTTCCATACCGACATCGAGAAGAAGAAAGCCGAAGACCAAGGCTACTCTCTGTCTGATGACGACCGCTACCATATCTACGAGATCCACCTTGACTACGACCTGCCTGGGTACGAAGACAAAGATGGCATCGCACGTCCCTACGTCATCACCATCGACAAGGGCACCAATAAAGTCCTAGCAATCCGTCGCAACTGGGAAGAGGACGACCCGAAGAAGCAGAAGCGGCAACACTTTGTACAGTATGACTATGTTCCTGGATTTGGTGCTTACGGTTTTGGTTACATACATCTTATCGGTGGATACGCCCGAGCCGGGACCGCTCTTATTCGCCAGCTCATTGATGCTGGTACTCTGTCTAATCTACCAGGAGGACTGAAGTCCCGTGGCCTGCGCGTGAAGGGTGACGACACCCCGATCGCCCCCGGTGAGTTCCGTGATGTGGATGTGCCATCTGGCAGCATCAAAGACAACATCATGGCGCTGCCCTACAAGGAGCCTTCGCAGGTTCTGGCTTCGCTGTTGGACAAGATCACCGACGAGGGGCGTCGCCTAGGCTCGATTGCCGACATGAACGTGTCGGACATGAGCGCGAACGCTCCGGTGGGTACCACGCTGGCACTGCTGGAGCGGCAGCTCAAGACGATGTCTGCGGTCCAGGCGCGCGTCCACTACTCGATGAAGCAGGAGTTCAAACTCCTCAAGGGCATCATCCGCGACTACGCTCCCAAAGAGTATTCGTTCAATCCGTCTAGCGGCGACCGCATGGCTAAGCAGGCGGACTACGATGCGGTGGACGTGATCCCGGTGTCGGACCCCAACAGCGCCACCATGGCGCAGCGGATCATGCAGTATCAGGCTGTGATCCAGTTGGCTCAGGGCGCTCCGCAGATCTATGACTTGCCCGTGCTGCACCGCCAGATGATCGAGGTGCTGGGCATCAAGAACGCTGACAAGCTGGTGCCGGTCGAGGACGACATGAAGCCGAAAGACCCCGTGTCTGAGAACATGGCGCTCATGGTCGGCAAGCCCACCAAGGCGTTTATCTACCAAGACCACGATGCGCACATCGCCGTTCACACGGCCATGATGCAGGACCCGCTGTTGATGCAGCAGATTGGCCAGTCTCCCCAGGCTCAGGCTATGCAGGGCGCCATCATGGCGCACATCTCTCAGCACTTGGCGTTTGCGTACCGCAAAAAGGTCGAGGAGCAGCTGGGTCTGCCCATGCCCAAGCCCGACGAGGAAATGCCCGAGGAGCTGGAGGTTGGTCTGTCTCGCATGGTCGCTCAGGCCGCACAGCAGGTGCTGGCTCAGAGCAAAGGCCAGGCAGCGCAACAGCAAGCGCAACAGGCGGCACAGGATCCGATGATCCAGATGCAGATGAAAGAGCTGGAGATCAAAGAGCAGGAAGCCGAAACCAAGCAGCTCAAGGTTCTGGGCGACCTGCAACTCAAGTCGGAAGAGCTGGCCCTCAAGGCCCGCGAAGGCGCATCAAAGACTGGCGAAGATCCAGAGATGGCCGCTGCGCGCGTACAGCAGGAACTCATGCAGGCGCAGGAGATCCATGCGCTTGAGATCGCCCGTATGAAGCTGGATCAGCAGATCAAAGCCATGCAGGCACAGCAAGCTCAACAGCAGCAGATGCAGCAACAAGCTATGCAGGCACAGCAGGCGCAACAAGCGCAGGCTATGCAGGCACAACAACACCAGCAGAAGCTGGCACACGGGGGCCAGGTGCATGCCCAACAGATGGACCACGCGGAGAGGAGCGCCAACCTCAACGCTGCGCAAGCCATCCATAACGCACGCCAGGCCGCGAATCAGCCAAAACCAAAACCGGCGAAAAAACCTAAAGGAGATTGATGGACAGGAAAGCCTACGAGTACGTTGACTCTAAGCTGGAGCAGCGTAAGAAAGACATCATCGAACTGCTGGGTGACGGAGGCGCACGCGACTTCGCTCACTACAGAGAACTGTGCGGATTCATCCGAGGT